TTGCCTACCTCTCCCAAAGATTCCCATTTATTCGACACCGGGGGTATTTTACCATTTTTCTATATTTATATTTTTCTTATTTTTTATATAATTTCCATTATTTTTTTTATTTTTATATCTATTAAACTTCTCTGGATGCTCTATATTATGGCAGCTATTACATAAAGGAATTAAATTAATTATCTTTTTACCATCAATATATATTTCTTTACTAAGTCCATACTCTGGATAATCTCTTAAGTGATATACATGATGTACTGTATCAGCTTTAGTTATCTTTCCATACTGTCTACACTTATAACATTCATTATGATGTTTGTGCATTATCTCAGCTCTTAAACTTCTCCATTCTACAGTCTGATAAAATTTATATATCTTTTGTTCATTAGCTAATTCATTGATCCATTTAATTAAATATTCTTTTGTAATATCAATCACCTACTATTTACATTTAATCAGTATACAAATAAAGATACTATCAGTTACTTAATCTAAGTACTTAATAATATCTTTTATAATTTATATACTTTGATGATGATAATAGCTTAATTAATAATAACTATGTCCAAGTTACTGGTTAACTATTGACTACTCATTTCCCAAAAGTATAATCCTTGATTCGAGGGAAGTGAAATGGACATAGTTATACCTATAACCGAAAAAGTAAATTATACTTAATCAGTCATAGGTATAAACATTCAAATGATAATCCCGTCATCTCGGTCGTTCATTTAATCCTTAGTTAGTTTATCCTTAATGGAATATCTAAATTACGTATTACTTGCCCTTACAACTTGAATAAATCAAGAATAGATACTACTACTATATATCACTATACAGTACAAGGTTTCCTCCAGCCCGTTCACAGTCGGCACCACTTATCATAGTAGAATCATCGATGTAACTAAGGTAATAGTCTATCTACTACTGTTGAATATAGGTATTCCCTATATAGTTTATGCGTTGGGTCAACTTCCCTTCGTTTATAGTGTATCGGCTTCACTCTTATATATTCTAATATCTCGCGACAAATCCTATATAAGTTCTCATATTAGGTAAATGAGCCACCCTTTATTTTAAGTTAATAAAGTTAACTATTACAGTTATTAAAAGTCTGTAATCACTTATAATTTGCTAAAATATTTACAACTACATAAATCTATAGTTTGAATAATCTCTTTTGATGTCCTTAGGCAAAATGTCATATTCTTTGAATGTCTACAACTAAGGCACTTATACTTATTTTTCTTAAATATTTTTCTTAATTTATTTACATCTTTTATCTGTGTTTTTTCATATTTAGCTAAGGCATATCTGTTATCTGTTTTAGCTAAAGATGAACGATGTATTATTGTATTTGTAGATACTCCAACTTTTTTATTCATTAAATCACCTCGTTTTAAGCATAAAAAAAAGCTATCTCAACTGTTGAAATAGCTTGTATATACCGAATACCTAACTTTAATTTATTAATATACTCTTGTATTTTTCTTGAATACAATTTATAATAAGTACATAAATTAAATTATAACTATGAAGTTGTTTAACTAGTATTCGTCAAATTACTACTTAATCACTCATAGTCTAAAGGTTACTTGTACTACTAACTGCTCCAACAGTTGGTACTAATCTCCGCTAACTACTCCAATAGTTATGGGAACTTGTAATCTTTTTTTATGTAATTTTATGTCTTTATAATAATCCTTATATCAGTTTGTGTCAAATATTTTTTTATACTTAGTAAGAAAGACCCATATATACAATATGAGCCTTCCCTTAGTAATGTGGAGAACCTTAAAAACATTATAAAATTCTAATACTTAAAAACGATAGAGTAATATTATAAAATAAAAAAGCTTTTTAGTTGTACATTGTAAGACTCGAACTCACACAAGGCAACCTGCATGTACACAGGTGTGTTAAGCTATAAAAAACTTAACACAAGGGATTTTACTTAAACATTTTAATTACAGAAAAGAACAAAATATCGTATTAAAAACAATATTTGTAATAAGAAATCTAATCAGAAAATACATAATTAGATATTATTATTATCTCATATATAATTTATAAATATCGGCAACAAATCGGCAATCAGATATCTAGCATATCAAATAATGTCGGCTCATCTTCTCTAAATACTTTTGCACCAAATAACTTTCTGGCAATACTTTTTACAGCTTCATTTTTCTTATTTCTTAATTGTCTCTCTTCGTAGTTCATTCTTTCTACTATTTGCATCCAGTCTAAACACTCTATATATCTTAAATTGATTAATTCTTTATGTGTTGTTGATAAATTACTTATCACTCTATCTATTTCTCTTTTTAATTTTTTATTTCTATACAATTCTATTTTTAGCTCAACTTCTTCTTCTACTCTATCTAATGCTTTTATTTCTGTTACTCTACCTATATTAAATGTAGGACTAACTTGTATACTATCATAGTTTATAGCCTTTATTGTTGTTGTGAGTTCTTCTTGGTCCATTAACTTTATTTTTTCTTCAGTATTGCTTATAAACTCTTCTATGTCTTTATATCCGTATAAAATCTTCTCAGTAAATTTAAATATATTCTTTTCTAACTCCATATCCATAATGTTATCCCCCAAACTTTATATTGACTCTATACTAACTTCTATACAACCTTCTTCAGCATATATTTTTTCAGCCTCTATTGAACAAATATACCTATCATCTTTCCAGGCCTTTTTATTTAGCCCATCTAGTACTGCCTTAATATAATTATCAATATCGGCTTTAGTCGGTCTTATTTTGCCTTCTATAGCTTCTAATCTTTTTTTCTTAGAATAACTTTTAGGTATTTCAAATTTAAATTTTATTTTTACTGTTATATAGCTATCATCAAAGTAATGTCTAGATCCATATGCTAACGATACTATATTTTCAAATATTCTAGTCTTATCATCAGTAAATGCTCGTCCAGTTCTGGTGTTAAATCTAGGACGGGCCTTTGTAACTGGACTAGATGGAATTGTAAAATCAACTCTCATAAATTACCCCTTATTCTTATTTGCATGTCTTATATAAGCACATAAGCTATTAGCTTTACTTATTAATTCGCAAGCACAGTCCTCAACTTTAAAAGAATTGTAACTATCCTTCTTTTGCTTTTTTAACTCTTTACTTATATAATCAATATCTTTTACTAATTCTTTATATATCTGATAAGTAAACCCCATAATATACCCCTATTTTTTATTTTAATTAGAATTTATTAACTCTATATATCCTTCTTTAATTAAATTTTCTAATATCTTGCTACTTCTATCTCTTAACTTACTCGCATATTCTCCATGATGAGTATTAGCAAGAGAAGGATAACCAAAGTAGTCATCTATTATTTTATATTCTAATATACCTTTTTTTTCATATGCTAAAAAATACTCCGGATAATCATCTCCAACTTTTTCATATATTTTAGGTATTTCTTTTAATACTTTAAATTCTTTTCCAAACATATATCATTCACCTTAAAAACTTTATTTTAACGACTCCTCTGCTCTTTGAAGTCTAGTATCTTTTATAACTTCTTTTACTTCATCTATTGTAATGTAGGTTATTTTATTATCTTTAGATAATTCGTTAGCCTTATATCTCAACATATCTAAGCTACCATGAGTATAATGTGTTCTAGTTTCTCCTGCAAACACACCATATTGATACCTTAATACATATTTACTCATGACTTTCTTCTCCTATTTCAACTAAAGACATTCTTATCTTTGAAATATTTGACTCTATCATACTTAAACACCACAGTATATGTTTATTATCAGTAGTAAAATTATTATCTCTAATAGATAGATATAATTCATCTAAATCGAGGTCTATTCTAAATAAAGTATTTTTTATTTTATTTTCCATATTTATATCCTTTCTATTTAAGACTCATTTCAAAAATCCAGCTATCATATTTATCTAATTCTTCATCTGTCATTGAATCTAAATCAGCATTTTCTATTTCTAAAAAATCTTCCCAATCCCTTATATACTCTCTATAAGTCATATTATGTGTTATAGTTTCCTCAAACTCGTTTATTGGTAAATCAAGCATCCATCTACTTAGTTTCATAATTCACTTCCTTATTTACAATTTTATCAAACCATATATTATAATCTACTTTTAATATATCTCTTAGGTATATAAACACAAAGCACTCTTCGTCTTTTTCATAAACATAGAGTCTGTTACCACCATATTTTCTACCATTGTATAAGTATTTTTTAAATTGTTTTTCTTCACTTAATATTTCTTTTTTGACTTGCTCTAAAGAATAGTCAAATATACCATCTTCTATCACATCTACCCAGCAATGATATTTTAATCCATGACAACAATAAAACTCTTTTTCCATTTTGAAACCATTGTATTTATTAAAAAGATTTTTAAAAAAATCTTTTGTATATTTAATACAATTAAAATCTTCCTTACTATAAGTTAATCCTTCTAATTCTTTTTCTAATAGTTTTTGATTTACCACAACTTCCTCCTAATATTTTGTTTTTCTAATCACTACATCAACTACTCTATAAATTTCCTCAACATAAAAATATTCACTACATTCATCACAACAAAATTCATTTATAAATCTATCAACCATATCTATATATTCTGTTTTATCAGAATTACAATAAGGACATCTAATTTCTTTGCTCATAACTTCCTCCTTATTTAAATTCTAGTGTTGGATAATGTTTATCAAGATGATAAACCTCTCCACATTTACAAATATGTTCATATATAGGTGGATTTTTTAATAATACATTTCCACTATATTTAACTTCTTCTCCACACCTATCGCAATGATAAGTAACCTTATCTGCTTTAAATATTTTATGTTTTTCTACAAACTTATCACAAGTTTCATTTTCCATATTTCCAACTTTACACCATATACTATATAAAGTTTCATCTTCTAATTTCATATATACAGACTGTTGTAGATTTTTGCATTTTTTACATTTATTATTCATAACTTCATCCTAACCTTTATAACTATAACTTTTAATGTAATCTATAAGCACATCTAATATTGCACCACTTAAAAGTAGAGCTAATAAGACAACTGGAAATAGAGTTATTAAAAGTATACACCCACTTATAAAATCAAACATCTTTATACACTCCTAATCTCTTAATGGTTTATCAAAGTCTAAAATTATTCTAATACTTCCATCTTTATTATTTATTCTTTTTGAATTTATTAATTTAAAACCATTAAAAGTGTTGATTTTTACTGTTTCGGTTGTATTCAAATACTGCTCTGTATATATTTCTAAATTATCACTTTCGCTAGTATCACAACCTACCAACAGTACTGTTGAAAATATTAATATACTAAATAAAAATTTCTTAATAACTTACTCGACCTCCATTAAAATTTTATTTAAATTAGAATTTATCTATAAATTCTTTTATGTCTTGGATTTCTAATATTACATCTGAAACCGTATCGACTAATGTATTTTTATCTATACTTTCATCTATATCATATTGATCTGTTGTACTAGTTAGTATTCTTCGTATGTTATTAAGTTTATCTTTAACAACATCTTTTACTTGATTATATTGTTTCTCATTCATAAGTTACTTCACTCACTTTAAATTTTATTCTGCATTTAATATATTTTTTAGTTTATCTTTACATTCTTTGCATAAATAAAAACTAATTCCATTATTTTTGTTTTGTGCAAGTGAAATCATATAAAATATATCTGATTTATTTATATCTTTTCTACAATCACTACACTTTTTAATATTCTCAGATGTTACCATATATACATTCATATTTATTATTCCTCGTAAAAATTTATTTTAATTAGAATATCTATTTTCTCTTATTATAATATTATCTTTATCTATAACATCTTCTACATAGAAAGGTTTATAACATTTTATACAATCATATTCTGTTATAAATTCTGTTACATACTCTACCAACTCAATATTATTTGAATTACAATATGGACATAAAATATTCATAACAATATCACTTCCTTTTAAAAGTTTTATTTTAATTAGATTTAATATAATTTATAATTCTATCTGACAAATATTCATACAAAGACAATACTTGATTTTTATTAAGAACTGTATTTATTAATAATTTGTCAGTATCCTTTTCTTCTATAATTAAACTTATTCCATTCGCAAGGTCGTCTATAAAGTTTTCTTCAATATCTAAAATTATTTCTTTTTCATAATTTGATATATCTATATCATTTTCTAATAATAATTTAATATTCTTATTCATAATATCTCCTAAAATATCAAGTGCCACAATGCTCTTAACGTTCTTTTCCATTTTCCATTTTTGTCTAATTCAAATCCATCCATAAATACTCTTCCATTGATTGTTGCACTTGACCGACCTCTCATACCTTTAACCCATGGATATTCAACTCCATTAACAATAGTTACTCTTTTGACACTATCAGATATAGACAAAATCACATTATTTTGATGGTTCATATTCTGTTTCCCCTCCTCGTAAAAATTTATTTTAACAATTCTTTATTCGCATAAACAATTCTATCTTTATCTTTAATATTTTTCATCTTGACCATAACATAACTGCCATAATCTTCAAGGTATTTATCTTGAAACTCTACAATTTCATATTTATCCCAAAGATAAGTTATAATATCTCCAATTCTCATAATCCACTTCCTTTAAAATTTTGAATTTAATTAGAATTATCTTTATTTCCATCTAAAAGATATTTGTAATACGTTAAGTCAATTTGCAATTTTTTTAACTTTGAATCAAGGTTTCTTTTTCTCATTCTCATTTTATCAAACAGAGAATATACCGTGTTTGTGAAAATCGATACGCCTAACACATACATAAAATTCTGTTCTTTAATTTCTATACTTAAAAGTAAAAGAGACATAAATGCCAATATGCTACAAAATATTGATATTTGATCATCTTTTTTATTAAAAAGTATTAATTCTTTCGTAAGTTCTATATCTGTTTCTATTAATTTTATTTTTGATTTTATTTCTTCTTTTGTCATTTTGTTCTCCTTTAGTGCTGTAAATATAATATTAATTAGAATCATCTTTAATCCCATTAATATTAATAAGTACAGGTATAAACATTACCCATAATGGATGTGCCGATTTTGTTACATATACAGCTACAGATGCTGCTATACTCGTAGACACCCAAGCCATTATGTATGCAAAATAAATCATAATCATTTTGTTCCTTTCTTTTTAAATAAACCCTAATTTTCCTTTATCTATAATGTAATTTATATATTCTTTTTCTATAAACTTATAATTACATTTGCTACAAATATATTCTTTTACTAAAAATTCTTCTTCACTTGTCTTGTTATCAATATATACCCTGTCAATTGATAAAGAAGCTAAACCATTACATTTTTTACACTTTAATATTAGGTCAATATTTATAATAAATATCCAGCTCCTTTCCTTTTAATTCTTTGAAGTGCATTGTCTACAGTTTTAAAATTTATTTTTAACCTATCAGCTATTTCCTCATATTTAAATCCTCTTATTCTTAATGCTAAAACCTTAAGCTCTAATTCTGATAATGTATTTTTAAATTCTTTAAATTGTTCTTTAATAATATATTTTGTTTCGATGTCTATATCAGATTCGAATAAATCAAAAAGTGTTAGCTCTGTAGATTCATTTTTTTTATTATTATATATGCTTTTATAATAACTAACTGAATTATTTAATACTTGATGTTTTTGTCTGTTAATTGTTTTCATAAGAGTTATAACATTACGTTCAATATATGTAAAAACAGTAGAATCTATATTATAATCAATACTATATGCACCAGGGTTATATGTTTTTATAACATACCAAATCCCCATCCGAATAGCTTGTAATATATCATCTTTATTTGCAAAATTATGTTTAATATAATACTTCCTAAATATATACCTCTTATATTTATTAATATAATAGTCTTCAAGTATCTCAAAAGCATGATTATCATTTTTTGCCCTTATAATTAAATCTCTCTTTTCATTTTCTGTAATTATTTTATGTTCTAAGTTCATAGCATCCCCTAAAAGTATTTCTATTTTATTTATTTATTTTATCTTCTACAAACTTTATTACTTCATCTGATAATAAGTCAGTCTTTTCAAATCCTACTCCACCGTTAGATAAGTCGTATTTAACTTCACCACTTGTAAAGTTACCATCTACAAAGTCTTTAATAGTAAGAGATAAGCCCTCTCCCACGTTCTTTAATGCTGAAGTTATTATATGTTCTGGCGCTAAATAATTATTAGCCATATCTACACCTATTGCTTTTATATTATTCTCTCTTACAACCTCTAGTGAGCCTGCGTTACCACCGCCTGAAGCCATGAATATAATATCTGCATTTTCATTTACCATGCCTTCCGCTACAACTCTACCTTTTGCTGCATCTGTAAATGAGTTGGTAAACTGTTTCATTACTTTTATATCTGGATTAGCTTCTTTAGCACCTTTTTCATATCCTATGTAGAAATTTGAGCATGAAGGTATATCAAGTCCGCCTATCCACCCTATTACATTTGTCTTAGTCATTTTACCTGCGATTAATCCTGTTAGGTATCCTGCTTGTTGTTCATCAAATGATATGTTCCTTACATTTTCTAAACCTTCTTCATACGTACTGTCTATTGTGACAAATTGTTGTTCTGGATGTGCTTTTGCTGCTTCCTTTATAGCGTCTCCTACTTGAAACCCTACACCAACAACTATATCTGACTCTTGATCTATTGCCGTCTCTATATTAGGCGCATAATCTGCATCACTATTACTTTCTAAATAAGACACATCTACTCCTAATTCTTGTGAAGCTTTTTGAGCCCCTTCCCAAGCTCCCTGATTAAAGGATTCATCGTGGACTCCGCCGACTGAAAGGACTAGAGTTATCTTTTGGACTTCGTCTTCTTTTACTTCTTCTTTAGCACATCCATATGCCCCTACACTTAATATTAATGATAATCCTATTATCTTTAGTTTTTTAAACATAACTATTCCCCCTGTTATTATTTTTTAGCTTTCTTATTAGTTTGTCCTATTAATTTAGCAACATTAACTCCTACTTTTGTAAGTTCTGCATCCTCATAAATTAATCCATTTATATTCATTATCATTAAATCACCTGTTTTTACTTTTATGAGATTATCTATATTAAAGTTTGTTTTGTCTTTATCTGCAAATATAACACAATAGCCTTTTTCTATAGGACCATAAAATTTTTCATATATTACATGATGCTTTAATTTCCATTCACTCGGATTGCTAACTTTTACATAAGCAAACCCTTTAGTATCTATATATTCTGTACCAATATCACTTCTATTGTATGAAGCCCCTATTTTTTTGCCTTTATTCCATGGCTCAATATCTATTTTTTTGCCTTTATTCCAAGGTTCACATCCCTTTTTAAATCTCGGATCATTACCATTAAGTGCTCCAAATCTAAACATAGCCTTTGTTATCTGGCCTCTACTAAATTCATAATCGAATTTTTTACTCATCATTTCTTGTATTTGTTTTATTGGAGTATTTTTAGCTATTTTTCTTAAATATGCCTTTTCTTCTTCACTCCATCTATGACGTCTTCTCATTTTTTACCCTCTGTTCTTAACTTCATTAGCTTTAATTAATATATTAGCTATATTAATGCCTGTGTTGGTAAGTTCAGGATCATTTTTTATCAATTTATTTTTATTTAAAACTAATAACTGATGTCTACTTACAGCTTTTAAATTATTAATGTCTGTGTTTAATTTATTTCCATCTAAGAATATTATTGCATAACCATTTTTTATAGGACCATGATGCTTTTCGTATATAACTCTATGTTTTAAATCCCATTTATTAGGTTCTTCTATCTTTATTTCTATATATCCATCTCTGGTTATTCTTTCACTTCCAACTTCTCTGTGATTTATAGGGCATATGCCAGGTTTAAAAGATGTCTTATTAGCACTCATAAAACCTTTCAGTCCCTTATTCCAAGGAGTAAATCCTTTTTTAAAGTGTCCAGTACGTCCAGTTTTTAGATTGTATCTTTTTATAGCCCCTTGTATTTGCTTCATTCTGAATTCATACTCAAATTTATTATTCATTAACTCTAATATTTCTTTATAAGATCGCCCTGGAGTTATTTCTTTTATGTATGCTATTTCTTCTTTACTCCATCTGTGCTGAGGATAAGAGTCTTTACTACCCAACGGTATTCCTGTTTTTTTTGTCATATATCTTTAACCCTCTAACATCTTAGGCATTTCTTCATCTTGCATATATTCAGTTGAAAACTTTTTAGCTTGAAGTACTATGTCTGCATTAGCTATTATCTCTTTTGCTATAGTTGCAATTGCTCTACTTCTATGTATTTCCTCTTTTAGCTTTTCTCCTTGTAAATCTTCTTCGCTTAAACGTTCAAGTTGCATGAACAAATGATTGTTTAGGTCACCAAGCGTATTGCGCATATTTTATTCTCCCCTATCTTTAAATATTAGTTTAGGTATGCAAATTTATGCACACCTAGCATATTGTATTTATCACTTCTAAGAAATCTAACTCTAATACCTTACATATGTTTTTTAAATCACATATTTTTGCATAATCAGGATATCGCTCTATTTTAGATATAGTACAAGTACCTATTCCCGTTAATTTGCTCATTTCTTTTAAGGTAATTTTTTTAGATTTTCTTCTTAATCTTACTATCCATAACATATAAGTTTCCCCCTATTAAATTAAAAAGGTATATCATTATCTGTTATAGCTTCAAATTCATTAATATCTAACCCTGATGTATTAAAATTCGGCGTAAATCCTTTTGACTGTTTATCTTTTTTAGAGTCTAAAAACTGAACTTTATTTGCATTTATCTTTGTAAAAGTTCGTCTTTCTCCATCTTTTTCATATTTTTCTATTATTATAGAACCTTGTACTGCTACTAAACTACCTTTCCCTATGTAGTTAGCACAGTTTTCGGCACTTTTACCCCAAACTTGTATATTTAAAAAATCTGTTTCCTTTTTACCATCTTTACCTGCAAATTCTCTATCTACAGCTAATACAAAATTTGCAACAGGTGTACCATTCCCTGCGATATATCTTAACTCTAGATCTTTTGTAAGTCTTCCAACTAACACTACATGATTCATATTAGAATCCCCCTTTATTTTTTAAAATTTTATTTATTATAAATATAAAAATATCTATAATCCCAGCTATTAATGCAGTTGTCCAAATCAATGAAATTATATATATCATTATCCAACTGACTCAGTTTCTAAATCTTCTTTTATCCCCGCATATTCAACATCTTCTCCCCCACCAACTCGCATTGATATTTCTTTTAGATATTGAGCTAAATATGTTTTATTTATCTTATCACATTCTAATATTTCATCAGATAGTCTTCTAAGTTGTCTTTTACTTTCTTCGTTACACCAAAGCTTATTATTCATGGCATTATATACTCGACCTAATGAGTCTATAGATTTTTTTGCTTTTTCAAATTTCTCTTCTAAATCTTTTACTTTATTTTCGTATTCACTTATGTCCTTACGTAACTTTTCATTTATATTTATTTCTTTAGTTAAGCTATCTTCTACACTAAATATTTGTTTTAATCTAGAATCACTTATTCTTTCTAAATGCTCGATTTTTATTTCTAAGTCTCTTATCATTTTCTCATGTTTAGATTTTAATACTATCATTTGTTCTCCCCTTGTCCTCAAATTTCTTTAAGTATTCTTCTAACTCTTCTTTTGTTAATTTATAAATTTTAATTTCATACCCATATTTGTCCTTAGTTATTTTGTATTTCTTTTTACTTAAATCCATTATAATCACCTACAAAGAATACTTTTCAACTTTATTAGTTTTTAAATTTATAAGATTAACAAACCTTTCTCCATTTTCATCAATCCCACGTCTTTCTAATAAGTAGTCCTTAGGATCTAAGCCTAAACTTACTAACATCTCCTTATGGGTTCTTAGTAACTTTTTCCCTTGTTTCATTCTCTATTTCCCCCTCTATAATTTTTATAATTTTTTAGCTAATTGCATATCTATATCTTCTATTCGAGTATGTATATAACTTAATTCATCAGATATGTTTTGTAGTAGTCCTATTTGTTTTACTTTAAGTAAAATGTCAAGCTTATCTTTTAAGTCTTCTATTTCTTCTATGTGTTCAAGATAAAACCATAATTTATCATCTAAATATTTTTCAAGTGTCATTTTTATTCTCCTATTATTTTCTTTATAATCTCATCATCTAATATTTTTTCATTATTATTAATAAAATCTACAATCTTCTTTTTATGATTTTTAATTCCTTCATCACTACAATCAATTTCATCTTCTTTAAAAATTCCTATACTTTCAATTAATTTTGTGCTTATTTTTTTCAAATTTAATTCTTCTAGATACTCGTATAAATCATTTATAAAATCAACTTTAGAGTAAGATAATGATCCTAACATGAACTTATTTTCTAATTCTTCATATCTTTTAAAATCTTTTAATTCCAGTTCATTTAATATTTCAATCCCTTTACCATTTTTATTAAGTATAAGACCCATCATGTCATCATATTTTATTTTTTTAGTTCCTAAATTTACTAATAAAACTAATTCATATGGACCTACTTCAACTTCTATTACATAATCTTGTTCAGACTTTATAAGTCTATTGTTCAATAAGTTAACTATTTTCATATTACTTGTCCCCCTTAGGTGCAAAGTTATATTCTATTACTTCATCATCTTCATCGTATCTGTTAGCTTTTTTCTTTCTTGATCTTTTGCTACCAGCTTTCTTTTCAAGTTTTTTTAGTTCCCTTAATTCTTTTTCCTTTTGCATTTCTAATCTTTTCTCATCACTTATGTAGGCATATGGACAATTAGGCTTTTGCTCTGCTGCTGGGAATAGACATTCATATAAAACATCATGCCATTTACAGTCACTATGGCTTTTATCACAGTCTCTACACTTTACATTAGTTACTTCATATGCAAGTCCTGAAAATACATGTCTATCCATTAGTACTGTCTGAGATTTTTCTTGTGCTTCCCTGTGTAGTTTTTCTAATAACCACCGATCCATAATTTGAATATGAAAATTACTATACCTTTTGATAAGTTTATCTTTTTCTTTATTTGGAATTCTTTCTTGAATTTCATTCATGAATTTTCTCATATAAGTTCTTGAAGTTCTTATATACTTAGCTTCAGTAGGTGTCATATTCTTATGAACTACCCATTCATCTATGATTTTGTCTAAATCATCTGCTACACAGAATAAAAGCATTAAATCTGTTACTTGTTTTTGACTTAAATATTGAAACATTTTCATTTTTATATTACTCCCCTATGTCTTTAAACTTTAGTTTTTGTTGATTTTTTTATTTACTATGTCTTCTAATGTTTCTGCTAATATATCAGCTTTCTCATCAGACATTTTACTTATACAATCAATAAAAAACTTTTCTTTAGCCTCGTGTTGAATGTGTTGAGGTAATTTTTTAAATTCTTTTTTATGTTTAAGTTCGGCTTTAAAGGCATATTCATTAGCTTTCACTAATAGTTGCATCGCCTCCCATTTTAGCATCTTATATTCAAGATATTGCTCTACTACATAATTCTTAAGCTCCAGTTTTATATTTATAGGTTTAGATATATTAATATCATGTATTAAAACTAAATCCTCTACTTTTGTAATTGCATTTTTCTGTTGTAACATTCTAAATTCTCCCTCTGCTCCAAAACTATATATTCATCTAATATTTCAGATAATCTTTGCGTAACTTCAGTATGACCAAATTGTTCATACAACTCCCCAAAAGCTTCTTTAAGTTCATTCATAGTTTTCACCTACTTATCAAACTTTTTATAATTTATTTCTAGTTTTTTATAATATGCTTGTTGTAACTGTTCTAAATTAAAATCAAATTTATAAACTAATTGAATATATTGGTAAAATACTAATTCGATTTTCTTTTTAGCAAAATACTTTTTTATAAAAGATAGTTGAATTATGTTTGATATCATATTTAAAAAATGACCTTCTAAATTTTCTATAGGTTCTATATCTTGAGTGATTATTAATTTTATTTCTAATTGAGTTGATACATTTGATATATGATTAAAAACGTCTACAAGCCTCTCTAAGAGTTTTTCTCTATCGACCTGAACTAAGTCCCACCACTTATGAATTTTACTTTCTAAGAGTACTTGTACTAATTCTGATAATATAGCTAAAGCTTGTCCTCTAGTTATACTAAACTTATTTTCTGAATTAATCATATTAGATTTGTTTTTTAAGAACTGTAAAAAATCTTCTTGTGATTTTTGCATGTTTGTTAAGTCTATTATTTTACTCACTATATTTCCCCTTTTTTATTTTTAATTAATAATCTCTAAAATCGTTTTTAAGAATTTAAAAGTATTTAATAAGGTATTTGTTCATTTGATACACAAATTAAATTTCTAGATGTATTTAAATCGATATTTTAACTATATCTTTTCTACCGCCCAACCATCTCTTCTTGTTTTTTTATTTTTAGCTAATACAGTTATGTAATCTTGATTGCAATTTAAAAATTTAGCAGCTTCTTTCATAGAATCTTTTATAATAACTTCATTAGTTATTTTATTGATTAATTTTACCCTCTTTTGTCTGGATGGTTTTAAAGTATGTTTTTGCATATCTTCAAACCGTATGTGATATATTTTTTTATATCTTGTTCCTGCATAAATATAATTATAAATTCGATTATATTGAAGCCCTAAAGCCTTAGTAGCCTCTTTAGCTGAGTTATATACTGTTTCTTCATCAGTTAAAGTATTAGTAACTATAACTTTAGTATCTGATCTTTTCTTATATTCTCTAGGTTTTATTTCTATGTTAGTAATCTCATTACTATTTTCTTTTACATTCGATTTATTACTATTTTCTAATAATTCAAAAGCACGACATACTCCATTTATAGTTGGATAATATCTTTTTTTATTAAATTCTATCCCCACAACACAATAAGCTAATGCTAAATAGTTTTTTGCTACTAAGTTATCATTGATAACATTATAGGCAATAGAATTATTTAATATATTCTCTTCTCGTTTTATCATTTTAATGCTCCCCGTCTATTAAAGAGAAAACTCCCCCATTATTTAAATTTATTCTTTTGATTTTCTAATAACATTCTTTCTAATTCTTCTTCAGTATATTTATCTATTCTTTGATTTATATTATGAAACCTAGTTCTTACTTGTGGTATAAACTTTTTACTTTCTGAAATACTATCCTTAGAAGTTTTTACAAAGTTCCCATCATCTTTGTAAATCTTCTGTAATAATGAAAAATATTGCCCTTGTTTTTCATTAAATATTTCTATTGATGTAGATAGTCTTTCCTTATCCCAAGTTGAGACTATCTTTTTCATATTATTAGAAAGTTTTAAATGTGTTTTACTTTCTATGATTTCTTTATTTGTTTCTACTACACTACAAGACTGCGTAGTACTAAAAGAAGTCTTTGTAGAAGTCTCTGTAGTAGTCTTTGGTATAGGTGGGTGCAAATTGCCCTCTTCCATTGGTGCATTTTGCCCTAATGGATTGGTGCAATCTGCCCTATTGATTAGGGCAATTTGCACTAATGAGTCATTGCAACACTTTGAGGCTAATTTTTCATAGTTTATAGTGTACCATTTCGTTCTATCATAGCCTTTTTTATTAAAATTAGCTGTTATTATTAACTCATTTTTCTCTAATTTTTTAAAAGTTCTTTTAACTGTGTCAATACTCCAGAAGTAAAACGTATCTTTTTGCCATGTTTCTAAAGTATTGTATATCCAGTATCTATCGTTTATAAGATGCTTATTTTGCCTCTTATTTATCATTATCCAGTAATGTAACTGCTGGATAACTATAGCTTCATTTAATCCTATATTTTTAGCTAAAACTCTATCTACTAAAATAGGAAAATCATCTAATAGTGCTGCTTTCACTAGGTCTCCCCCCTTAATGTCTATATCTTTTTTATATTTACTGGACCTCAAAACTCATTTGAGGATTATCTCCTTCTAGTAATTGTATTATTATCTTCTACATTTTGTCCCCATCACTTAATATTTGATAATTAGCAAAATAATAATTACCTAAATGAAATTCATAATGACAAGTAGGACATATTTCAACTATTTTTTCACCACCATTTGATTTAGCTATAGGATAATGATGTTTTTGTATACTGTTAGTCTTTATTCCACACCAATAGCATTTACTCAATCCTATCCCAAATCCTTCTAATTTCTTATTTCTTAATATAGATATAACTTGTTCGGAATTTAATTTTATTAAAATTCCTATATTTATATATTTCTTAATTTTCTTAACGATCGTATCCTTTTCATAGTTTAATATTTTAAGATTTTTTAATATATAATCTGGATCTACTATAAAAAAAATTATATTGATTGTTGTTTTTTCTTAAGAAATCTAATATTAATAAATCTCTATCATCTAATCCTAATTTAATAGCTTTTTGCTGATTAAAATCAAGTAATGAATATTCCATTTTTTAATGTCCCTTCTTTTAGTGTATTCTAAGTTGTTATTTTGTATTTTCTTCTAATACATTACATATATGGTCGTATTCTAATTTGGTTAAATCTTTTATATCTTTTTTATATTTACTTTTTATCATAGACTCTATTTTTAATTTGTCATATTTAGCTTTATAGGCTATGGCATATAATCTATTTATTTGAGCTTCACTTAAACTCTTGATTTGTGTATTACTTTCCTTTTCAAAGGTATTAATTGAATCAGGATCTAGTTCACTATTATCGATAAGCATAAGTCCATTTAAAGCATATTTACGAGCATAGCTTGATGTGCTGCCTGTCAACTGACTAACATCATAACCTTTCTTTGTCTCTTCTTCCCTGGCCAAAGATGTTACTACTACATTTTCTCCACTTTCTATATCTGTGAATGTTGCAGTAGCCTGTAGGTAATATCTGTCTCCTATAAGCAATAAATCATCTTTTAAAGTTACTGTAGCCTTATAATCTTTTAATAGAGGTTTAAGCGCCTCCAGTATATCCTCGGCATTTCTATACGAGTATTTCCCAAATGAGTTATATTGCCCCTTAGGAGCTTTTAAATTAGCTTGTATATTCATTAACTTCTCATATACATTCATCTTTAAATCTCCCCCTTATTATTTAATTGTTAGGCTTGTACCTTGACTTAATTCTGCTATTCCTTCTAATATTAATCCGTCTTTTAAATCATCCAGTAATGTTTTTTTATCTATACTGGTAACTTGTTTTACATTTAAATATTCCAAAGGTATCTTAGTCTCATCTAATATTTTTACTGATGCCGGAGTTTTCCTTATGGAAATATTTCCTAGACTAGTTTCCAACTTTTTAATCCCTTGTATATTCATACATTCTTTCGTATATTCTTTAAGTCTAGTTATATTATTTTGTTTTAATCTTTTTAATTCTTGTAACCTTTTAATCTCTGTGTCTATAGCAGCTATATTACTTTCTAAATTTCTTACTACTGCCACTATCCCAGTTGACTTATTCTGAATTTCTTGTTTTATTATTTCTCTTATAACTTCAAGATCCTCTACAGACTCAATATCATTTAATGCTATTAAATCTGAACTTAATTCATATAAATTCATTTACTTTTTCCCCTTTTTGTTTTATAATATTTTTAATAAAATTATTTTTAAATTCTCGATTTTTGAAATAAGTTCTAATATAATGTTAGGGCTTATTTTTTTATATATCTGATTTCAATTCTCTTTCTGATATATTTAACTCATCTAAAGCTGATTCAAATTCAAACATGTCTTCTTCTTCAAATTCTTGAATCTTTTCATATATATCTTTAATTGATCTAAGATATCCATACTTAAAAAACTTTGTATTAGTTTTAATTTCTCTCTCTACTTTATTTTTTATATTAGATGGTTCATTTAAGAATTCTTCGAATAACATATCTATTTCACTTTGTATTTCTACTATATTTTTATTTATTGAGACTTCACTACTCTTTAAATAATTTTTTAATCTGTGCATTTAATGATATCCCCCTAACACTTTTAATCCGTCTATCTCTTAAATGTCATTAATTTATATTTTATTAACTAAAGAATATATCCTCCAACGTTATATCTGGAAAATATCTTCTTAAATAAGTTGTTACCTTTTCCATTTCTGTTTTTTTAAATTCACTAACCCCTCTTTCTTTTTTTGAAAAAGTAGCCTGATTTATCTCAAGAAATTTTGCAATTTCATCTTGTTTAATTCCTACACTCTTTCTTAATCCTAATAATTTATTTGTTTTAATTCCTACAAATTCATTTTCCATTTTGAATCTCCTTTTTAATTCATCTTCTTTTTTAGAATACTATTTATTTTTTATTTAGTCAAGCATATTTTATGTTAATTGTTAATAAAATATTCAAATTTATATTTTAAAATTACTTTAAATTAAATTAAATTTGTTTTTGACATATTATATTTTGTAAAAAAATAAATAATTTTCAATTAAAATGAATTACTTTGTAATAAAAAATGCTAGAGGTTTATCCCCCTAGCATTTAATAATATGCTTTTTTCTTTCTTCTCTTTAATTTCTTTATTTCACTTTCTAAAGAATCACATTTACAGTATATACATAAACCCTTTTCAAGATCATTAACATAACACTCTCTACCGCATTCTATACACTCTACTACTTCATTAACTTGTGATTCTCTTAATCTCTTATGAATTTTTAGACTACATTTATTACATAATCCATCACTGGATAAGTTTTTCTTATTAAAGTAACTACCACAACAATTACAGGCCACATTCTCACCAGTTGCACACTTCTTGCATGTTCCATCTTTATAATTATATGTTTCAGCTCCACATAGTTTACATTCTATAATATGATCATGTTCACATAAATGGCAGTACCCATCATGTTTTAATAATTCTTTAGAAATACCTTCTCTACCACATTCTCTACACTGTCCGATTAAATTTTCATTTCTAGCACATTCTTTACATATATATCTATAATTACTAACTGAACTACCATCTAAACAACTTCTAAGTTTCTTGCAGCATCTGCAAAATGTAGTAGTTAATATACTTGAATTATTCATAAAATTACCCCCAATATAATTTATTATTTATTATTCTTTTTACTCGGTTTAATATTAGCATTTACTATATCTTCAATCACATCATCCTTAACACATAACGTTTGTATTTCAGTTCCATATTGATCAGCATCAAATATTTTCATATGTCCTTTACCCTTTAGTTTATATAACTCGCCATCCTCAACTATTATGTCTGATCTTATAGCATCTTTACACTTCCCACCAATAACTGTATTTATATTATTTTTAACTTGATTACTAAGTGTCTCTTTGTTCGGCAATTGGGTAGTAAGAAGCAATAAGATACCTGCTGCCGCACCTTGTTGTGCTAATAATTTAAGAGCATTATGGAATTCTTTATTTCCTTCAAACTCACTCATTTCTTCAACTACAACTAATCGTACAGGCATTTTAGTAACTTTATTTCTATAGTCCCATATATTTTTTACTCCTTTATTTTTAGCAAATAAAATATATCTTCTTCTCATTTCTTCAATGTTATCTAATAATATATCTGTGGCCTGTGCTGAATCCTCTGTATAGTGTTTTATATTTTTTACATGCTCCCACTCAAGAAGATCTACACGTTTAGGATTAATTAAACTAAACTGAATATCAGCACAACTCTTTTGAGTTAATACTGTCATTATAAGTCTTAATACATTAGACTTCCCGCATCTAGTTGCTCCAGCTATATAACAATGTGCATTAGCACCGTCAGCTAAATCCCAATATCTTGTTTTGTAATTATCTAAGTTTATTCCTATTGGTATTTTATAGCCTTTAGCTTTATGAATTTCTGGATTGTATTCTTCGTAAGGTACACCAGTCATAACTTTAATATCTACAGTATTATTATTTTTAACTATTGTAATATCACTTACCCCTATAAATTGTTTAATTGCCTCTGTGTGATTTTTAAAATCATCTATTGATAAACCAATAGGTAGTGTGAATTGATATGCTTTAAAATATTCTTTATTGATTGTTTTATATAGCTTCGGATATTCTTTAGACTTATTACATAGATTTAATTCTTCAAATAGCTTATTAAAATCTAAAGTATTTATATTTAATACATTCTTAATACTTTTAAATAAAACTTTACTGCATTCATTCAAACTACTAAATAAAGGTGAAAACATATTATTATTATCAGCCATTTTAATAACCCCCTGAATATTAAATATTTAGAATAATATTCCTCTTAGATTTTTCATTTCAGTAGTATCGTACTTAATTTTCATATTTTTAAGTTGTTCATTGTTATGTTCTAAATCTGTTATAACTATTAATCTAGGTATGCTATGCCATTCTCTACGTTCATCCAGTATTATATTTTTTATGTTTTTATACTTATCTATGCAATCTGATGTTTTGCCGCTTCGCTGAACTTCTAAAAATATTCTTTTTAATCTACCATCAGATCCTTTGTATTCTAAATAAGCATCGGCTATTATGTCACCTATTACATAATGTGTTTCAGCTGCTATAACCTCACACATAGACATTACATTTGTAATAAATTCTGACACTGTAATCTCATGTATTATATTTCTTTTAGCAGGTTTGTTATCTGTATAATATACATACACATTCTTGTGTGAGGCTATCTGATAATAAGATCTTTTGATAAGTTTATTTTCTGTTAGCATGGTTAATCTTCTATTAGGTACATTATGATGTACATTTTTAAATAATACCCTTTGGATCTGTTCTCGAGTCAGTGGCCCTATTTTATCTATAAGTTCAATAGTTCTCTTATCTCTATCTTGTAAACTCTCGTATATGACTTTATTATTTTTCTTTTTCATATATCCAGCTCCTAATTTTATGTTGTTTATTTATATATATGCTTTTAGGTTAAAAGTGTTAACCTAATTAGATTTATATATTTAAACATATTTTTTTAGATTAAAACACTTAAATGGGTATATTGCTTGTGTTCAAGATGTTTTTAAGATTTGTTTAAAGGGGAGGAGGAGCGTCTTTTGCGACGACTCCCCTTTAAAGCGATTTCGAAAAATCGAGCATCAAGCATTTGGTTCTGATGGTATAAATTGGCTAGCGAATTTTAATTGTTTCTTAATATATTCATCTTCTAATGATCCGCCACTCATCAACCAATCTTGTATACGGACAATAACATCTAATGCAACAACCTCTGGTATTAAATGCATGTTATATCTAAAATCTGTAAAAGTTTTAAACTCTTTCATTTTACATACCTCCTGTAACATGATTATTATTTGAATTTCTTTTCTTCATGTCTTCAGCTATTAACATCTTTATATATACACTAATTCCAACTTCACCTTTTATTTCTTCTAATAAGAAATTATATATTTCTAAATCTCTCATGTTTTCTTTGAATGATACTTGAAGTTTAAGCCCCTGTTTTCTTTTCAATTTTTAATCCTCCTTTTTAGTTATTTATACTTAATACTATGTTAGTTTTACGTAAAAGTTGACTACTTTTTATAATAAAAGGCTATGTTAAACAAAATGGTTGTTAATATATCTATTCTTCAAAATAGGCTATAATATAAGTATAATTATATTCAATATGCAAATAGTTATCATAGTAGATTGAAAGGGTTTATACAAATATGAGTTTAAAACATCTAGATGAAAAATATTTTGAAAATGCAGAAGATTATATACCAGCAGGGAGTTATTGTAGAGATTGTATATTTTTAGATAAGGATGACACAAAACCTTATCAAATGAATGGTTATTGTCACTATCTTGAAAGAGGTGATTGGCAGACAAGTAGTGAAACAATATTGGTAGACTTAAAAACAGGAGAAGAAATCTCAAGAGAAGTAACTTCTAATATACCAATAGGCCTACTTTGGGATGGATGCAAAGAATGTGGCATAAAAGATTACGAAGAGTGGTGTATCGACATATGTACTAATTCGCAATATTAATATAATACTAACTAATCATAAAAATGACTGGTGAATATTGCCAGTTATTTTTATTATCTATATTCAACAACCAAATAGTTTAACATAGCCTAATAAAATGATAATAATTTTACGTAAAAATTATATAGCTTTCTTAAATGCTATTTTATTGTAATTAAATTACATTGCAATTGTTTTATAATTAAGTTTGTAATTTATATTGCAATTATTTTACAATTGTTTTATAATTGTTAGTATAATTACCGAATAATTTAGTAACAATTATGATACAATAAGCATATAAAGTATTATAAAAATAAATGGAGGTCCAATATGAGTAAAGATATATACAATTTACAAATACCTATTACTAAAGAGTTAGAATCCCAGCTAAGAGAGTTAGCCAAATTAGATGAAAGAACTATAAGAGTTTTCTGTAGAAGGATACTTCAAAATCATGTTGATGAAAACTTGCACTTATTAAAAGGTAAACAAACAACTAATACTAAAAACGATTCTGATTCTGGTCCAGGAAAAGAGATAGAATCATTCGACTGGTCTTTAGATGATTAATATTATAAATAATGTGGAGGAATTAATATGAAGATAGGAATAGATATTGGTAATTACCAAATAAAAACGAGTGAGAATATTATATTTGATAGTAAAGTTACAACTGAAAATTTTTTTGGTACAGATGCAGATAAATTAACTTTAAGCAATAAAACGTATTACTTAGGAGAAGGAAATTTAGAAATAGAAGCTAGAAAGTTTGATAAAGAAAACTTCTTGCCACTACTTTTAGGAGCTATATGTAAAAGTACAGATGCTGATACGATAGATCTTGCACTGGGATTGCCTATAATACAATTTAAAGATAAGGAAACAAGAACTGAACTAATAAATATGTTACAGGGTAATTCTTATAAAGTTGTTTATAACAATATACCTTCAACTAAATTTATAAGAAGTGTTCAAGTGTTCCCAGAGGGTATATCAGGTTATTTATATCTTAAAAATCAAGGTTTATTAAATGCAGTCGGTTATAGAGATGCGGTCCTAATAGACGTTGGTGGTAAAACTACAGATATAGCCTTGATAAAAAACAATAAGGCTACTTTACCTACATCAGTTGGTGTGGGGACTATAGATATATATTATTCTATAGCAAAAGCATTAAGAGAAAGATACTATGATGCTAAAATAGATGTTGAAAAAATACAAGACTACTTAGATAAAGGATTCTACTATAAAGGTGAAAAGCAAGATATAACATTCGCTATTAATACAACTAAGGTTTTATTTAAACAAATTTACGATGAATTAAAAATAAATTATTCAATAGAGACTGAAGCTGTAGTAGTTATGGGTGGAGGAGCTAAAATATTAGGTTCGGCTTTTAAAAAGAATATACCAGGCATAATAATAATGGAAAATATAGATAGAGATATTTTTTCTAATGCAAAAGGTTATAAAATGTTAATGAAATAAAAAATTCTAAAAAGGTGGTCTTTTAAATGAGTGATAAATTAATAAAATTTTTAAAACAAAGAATAGATATTCAAGTAGAAGATAGTTTAACTTCTGAAAAAATAAAAGATCTTTCGATTAAAGCATATGAAAAAGGATTTACAAATGGTTATATAATGGCTATTGATTATATAAATACATTATTAAGACTAGAGGATATAATAGATTTTAAACAATCAAAAGAATTAAGTGATTATATACAAACAGCTTTAGATAAAACATTAACTTCAAGAAATATTAAATAATTAGAAAGCGTAAATATTATGAATAAAAAAGAAATAATAAACGATTTAACCAAAAGGGCGATATATGTTTTTAATGAAATACTTGAATATGAAAACTTTAAAATGGATACTCAAGTAAATGGCATTATGGGCACTCAATATAAATTTAAGCAAATAAGCATATTAACGGGAATTACAGAAATATACCTTACCCCGATATCAGATATTGCACCAGATGGAACTCATGTTAATGGATTAAAGATAGATCATATACAAACTTCTTCACCAGGAATAGGTATAGGTTCAAAATTAATAGCAATATTAGCAAAGTTATGTGATACATTTGATTTAGACTTATGTTTATGGAGCGAAGATAATAAGAGGCTAAAAAGATGGTATAGAAAATTAGGTTTTAAAGAAAATTATACTAATTCATCAGGTGAAACTTTATTTATATTAAAAAAATATAATTTTGAAAATGTAATGGGAATGTTAGGTAAAGATAAAATGACGGGGTCTAGTAAAATATCTACTACTATGGCTATTACAGAGGAATATTTAAAAATTATATTTAAATAAGAGTAAATAAATTAATAATACATCATTTTATATAGGAGGGCATTCCCCTCCTTTTTTTATGACCCATTTAAATCATTTTTAAGGCGGTTTGAATTTATTTACCTAGTAATTTATCGTTTAAAGAGAATAAATCAAGACATAAAACTATCTATTTCGTGAATTATATATTATAAAACAACCTTAAACTTTAGTAATTCTAATATTTTCATTGACATTTAAATTGTCGTTTTTTTATAAAAAATATGCTTTATGTCAGTGTTTTGGTCAGTACTTATTTTTATCCACATTATCCACACATTAAATAGTAATATATTCTAATATATTATTGTTGTAATTTATAAAATATGTTAATATTAAAATGTATTTGAGTTTTAAAAACTATATATTAGTTATTAGTTAAAAGAAGTGATTATAGGCGTCACTTTTTTTTATATAAAAAAGGAGTAGTTACCCTCAACTACTCCTTTTTTATCGCAGGTTAAGCCCCTGCATCAATATATGTGGCGTTATATTATGATATACTGTTGAATTTTAATTCTACAACTTGAATTTAATTAATAAATATCCTTTTTGGGGAGAAATTTATTACTGTTGATAACGTTAATAATAGTTTTACTACTATTACTACTAAATTAATTATAACATGATAAAAAATATATTTTATTTGATATTTTAATATATTGTATTTTAATCTAGTGAAATATCAAAGTTTATATTAAATTTTTCTCTATTGATATAATCTATTATAATTTTATTTATTAAATAATTAGTACTTCTATAATCTTTTGCTGCATTATCTTTTAATATATTATAATGTTCTTTACGAATTCTTATTGTAGTAGTTTTATATTCTTCATTATCTTGTGTTTTATACAAATATATTCACCTCCAATATTTTATTTTATATTACTGGATAAGCTAATATATTATAACTTAATAATGTTTTATATGCTTATTATCTATCATATTTACTCAAAGTTGTTAACTGGTATGAAGCTATGTTATTTCAATGCTTTTTTTACACTGCTAACCTTAATTTTTGATGTAATATGTATCTCTCATCCTATTTCCCTAAAACATAATAAACATTTAAGAATATAGCATCAGCAACGGTTATGAGGTATTAAAAAATTAATAAATATGTGTAATACCTGCTCTCTATCTTAATACAAAATAAAAAACTAGAGGAAATAATCCCCTAGTTCTAAAATTAAAATTATTTTTTATAAATATCTATAAAGGCGTTATCTATACCTTTTTTCTTTAAATTCTCCATTTGCTTTTGTGCATTTTCTTTATTGGAATAAGATCCAGCTATGACACGATAGAAAACTTCGCTAGGCATACTTATTTCTTTTCTGTTTATAGCTTCGGCTATTAGCTTCCCTATTAAATCTTTATTAACTTTATAAGTATTACTGTCTTGCACCGAATCCACGAAACACGTTTCAATCAAAATGGAAATTGGGCGAGTGTTCTTCAACCAATAAAGCCCCGTACCCTTCTTAACACCACGTGATTTAAATACTGTACTTAGCTTATCATTAACCTTTTCTGCCCACACCTTACCACTATCACTTATGTAATATGTTTCAGTGCCCATAGCATTTTCAGTTAATTTAAAAGCATTAAAGTGTATTTGAACCACTAAATCATAATCTTTACTATTTGCAGCTGCTACTTGTTTAGCTAAATAGTCTTTACCCTCATTTACTTCATAATAATCTACCTCATGACCTGCAAATTGTAGGTATTTAACTACTATCTTTGATAAAATCCTGTTTTCCTCTGACTCGTTTATATACCCATTTGCACCGACTCCAGTCCCCTTTAAAGTGTGACCACTGCTTATTAGTATCTTCATTCTATTCCCCTACCTTTTCAAGTATATGATCTAATTTAGTTGATATTTCTTTAGCTAATAATTCATTAGAAGCTAATAATTTTGCATTTACTTCCCTTGAATATTGTAACTCTTCTTTCCACATTTCTTTATCCTGCTTGTTGTCCTCTAGTATCGTTTCATTTTGATATTTAACATAATAAGCTAACCCCAAACAACAAGCTATCGGAAATCCTAAACTAGTAATCATTTGCTCCATATTTATCCCCCTTAATTATAAAAGGACCAGGATTTAATCCCAGTCCTATTTTTTATAAAGTCATACTTTGTCTGTATTCATGTTTTACATTGTCCATACTTGTCTCTGCATATTTTTCAGTCGTAGTTACATTGCAGTGACCTAGTAATTTCTGTATAGTAATTATACTGGCCCCATTTTGTAATGTTAAAGTAGCCATGCTATGCCTAAATAAATGAGGGAATACCGATTTATCAAATCCTGCTCTATCAGCTATCTTATTAATAATTAATTGTATTCCTCTACATCCAACTCTAGCATATGGCTTTTTTGAAGTAACAAATAATGCTTCACTATTACCTGGTCGTTCTTTTAAATAGTTCTCTATATGGACCTTCGCTTTAGTATTAAAATATACTATTCTTTCCTTATTCCCTTTACCAATAACCCTTATGCTTAAATCTTGATAATTTAAATCCTCTAGGTTGATACCTATTACCTCAGATAATCTACATCCTGTACTAAATAATAACTCTATCAATGCTCTTTCTCTAGTGTCTATACAGGCTATACGAAGCCTTTCTATTTCTTCTATAGTAAGAGAATTACGAAGTCTTTTGGGTAATCTTACTTGAGGTAACTTACGACTAGGATCTTTATCTATTATTTCTTCATCTACCATCCATTTAAAGAATGACTGTAAATATGCAACTTTAGTATTGGCTGTAGATGGTTTTATACCTTCACACTCTACATATAGAAACATTCTTAAATCATTCAAGGTTATATCCCTAACTTGTTTATGAGTATGCTCGGATAATTTTCTTAAGAAATAAAAGTAATTTTGCAAAGTACTTGCAGCTATACCTTCTAACTTTTTCGCTTGAAGATACATCGTAATTTTCTCTGGTATATCAGATATAGTTAAACTGGTTTCATTTTTAATCACAGTATAATCTTGTAATAGTTCAACTAATATCCTTTCTACCGTTTGCTGATTTTCAAAATTAATATTAATATTTTCAGCTATTTTTATTAATATATTTCTTTTGAATTCTTCATTGTAGTTCATAAAAAATACTCCTTATATCTTTTATGATACAAAGAGTATTTCTAAATTATAACTACTTATATGTTCTATAAGTTACTTCGCAATATAAATCTATTGTTCTTATTCCATAACAACTGCTTCGCCAATATACGCAAATAATGACGAGTCATTAACACTTGTTGAATTATTTTCTTTTACAACCTTATAAACATAAAGTCCATATTTAACCCATTCGTCTACTAAATTTGTAGTGTCACTATTTACAACCTTATCCCAAGTATAACCTGCTTTAGTTACAACTTTTTTATTACCTTCACTCATAATAAATATTTCACTACCTTTATCAATAAAACATTTACTAGGTATGTTTACTACAATCCCATTAGAAATAAATCTATAAGAATCTAAATTTAATACCTTTAAATTCATTTTATTACTTTTAAACTCACTACCCTCAATGAATTTATTTTTATAATTTGAGATAGATTGTGTTTTTATAAATTCAAAATTGTCTATATATTGTACCACTTTCATTGGTTTATCTGTGATAAAAGTATCTATTGTTATATTTTTCAAATCATTATCTTTAAATATTATAGCTTTCGTATTTTCTCCATATATTTGTGGCTTATTAACTGTATTAACTTCAAATGTATTATTTGATATTACTACACTATCATTTGAAGTTCTTTGAAGATATTTAAACAAATAACTTATATCTGATTTGAAATAATTTTCTTTTATTAAGAAATTTTTAAAACTTAAAACACTATTAGGTTGTGATTCAAATTGAAAAAAATATTTACTAATTGTATTAACTGTATTATGTAATATATACACGTTTTCATATATTGTGTTTAAAGCAACATTATTAACTTCAATAAAAGCAAAAGGCATAGAGTTTTCAGATACTCCATTTAGTGTATTTTTTTCTATAATTATATTTTTAAATACACAATTTTTACCTTGTAAATCGTATGTTCCGACACCTCTATTTGTAAATTCAATGTAATTATTTTTTACATTTATTAAATTAACATCTCTATTATCAAAAGATAACCATAATAAAACTCCATTTTTTACTTTTAAATAGTTATTTTCAATGATTAGATTATCATTTTTTGTTGCACATTCAGTATCATTACATACAAAAAACCCAGCGTTATAATTTATTATTCTATTATTTATTGCTCTTATATTATTACCGTGAAACTCAATGCCTGTATTTGCGTTTATAAATGTAACACCACCGTTTAATAAACATCCATCAATAACGCCATTATCACAGCCTAAATATATACTTGTTCTGTCATAAGAAAGATTTAATTGTTGGATGTTATAATTAATAACACAATTTTTAATAGTTATACCTTCAACTCTTTTTTTCATATCCCCCACTGTTATTTGCCACACACCTACACAATCATTTATTGTGATATTTTCAAAATTTACTTTAGATGTGTCACTGTGCCACGAAGTAAAAGTTATTCTCGGTTTTATCTCACCTGTGTTACTTGTTATAGGGTTACGTGTTGTATTTTCATCAACTGTAAACCCTTTAAAATTAATATTTTTACAGTTTTCAAAACTAAAAATAGAATGATAGTCCCCTAAGTTATCTTTTATTTTTAATAATGCATCACCTTCTATTGTTATATTGCTTTTACATTCTATAATTCTTGAATTAGAGTTAACACTACCTAAAAGATATTCTTTACCCTTGCTTAACTTTACCACTCCACCGCCTAAAGTGTTTAAATAATTTATAGCATTATTTATAGCAATAGAGTCATCACAAACACCATCACATTTAGCACCGAAGTTTTCAGGTGTAACAATCGGAATCTGCGCCAATTGCGAATCAACCGCATCTAATCTATCGCCTAATTTTGAGTATGAAGTCCCATCATTTTTTACTCTAGCGTCTACTATTTCTGCATTACTATTCCCAGCATTTATTACAAGTTGGTCAAATGTATTTTCTAAATCTACTTGCCTACCTGTAGTATTTTCTACTTCTTTATTTATTGCATCTATTCCATCATGGATAGATCCTCTTACATCTTTTCCATATAAAGCACCTTTAATATTATTTAAATGTGTTTTTATATTTGCCATAAAAGCACCTCCTTTTATTCTTTTGGTTCTTCTTCTGGTTGTAATAATTCTAATATAGCTTCTATATTTTTATTGATAGCAGCTATATCTTCTTTAATCTTTGATACATCGGTTTTTAAAGTATTTATATCAGTTTTAATTGCAGATGTATCGGCTTTTATAAGACTTATATCATCAGTCATAGAGTTTATATCTGTAGTATTCTTATTAACCTTAACTTCTAATAAAGCTATAGAAGTATTTATCGAACCTATATCAGTACTTGCATTACCTAAACTATTATTTATATTGGTTATTTCATTACCAACGTCAGTAATAATAGTATTTATATTCCCATCAACTCGATATATTTGTTCAGTTGTATATTTTTCTACCGATACCGCTCTGTTAATAGCCCCTTCAGCTATTTTAATAGCCTCTGTATATCCTTTTTTAGCTTGAATATTATACTTTTTAATATCCTTTTCTAAATCTCCTAATGTAATAGAATTTGCATGAGGGCTATCTATAGATATGCTCTTTTCAACTACCCTTACAACATCATTAATGCCTAATATTTCATGGATTAAAGGATAGTAGTTGCCTACTTCGAAACTGTCTATATCTATTCCTATAAGACTTAAATCTAGTGCATTTACCTTATTGCTAACTGATAATCTTTGATTTAATAAATACTTTTGACCTTTACTTAATAAATTTTTAGCATCAGTAACATCATCATATATAACTTGAGATTGTATAACTCCGTATCTTTTTATACTTTCTTCATCATCTATATATTTAAGCCCATTATTAACACTTGATATATTAAGTCTTTCCTCTGTATCAACTTCATTTCCTTCGCTATCTTTAGCTTTTAATTTAGCTCCTAAGGGTATCAACCTATTACAGTATTCAGTTACATCAATATTTTGTTCTAAGTCTTGTAAATTTTTAGCTAATCTTATTTCAGTGCTACAAACCTTCCCTATTTCAGTAAGATAATCTAAATATCTAATATCATTTTCATATCTTATTTGAAGTTCTCCGCCTAATTTATCTATTAGGTCATCATAAATATTTTTCTTTGTAGTATCATAAGCTATATATCTATATAAGCTATCGTTATTATCAACTACAGTAACATTACCAACTACAAACTTCTTAGAACTATCTGTATTATTGTTATGAGCCTGTATAAGCCTTTCTAGGTAGCCTTTAACTGTGATGTTATGTAGTTCTTCATAAGACTGATATGTGTCTAATAAATAACCTAATTCACTTTCGCACACATAACTTTTAGATATTAAACCATTACTATCCATTGAGTGAGTTGGACTTAATACTCTACCAATAAACTCATACTTATTAGTTTTAGTATTTAATACCTTTACTAAAGTGCTTAAAGGATTTATAAGGTTATATCCCTGATTATTCGGTAAAATAGTAAAAGTGAAACTATTAATAGTATTTATACCCTGCTTAATAGTTCCACTTATTCTATTATCTGTTTTAGTAGATACTTCATTTATAGCAGTCTCTACTCCATTATTTATAATAGTTACGAGATACATTAAAGCACCTCTTTTCTAAATCTAAATTCAATAGTACCATTACCTTTTAAAGTAAGATTATTAGAACCTTTTTTAAACTTAAATCTATAATCTTTACTAGTACCAGCTTCAACTACATACTTTTTATTATCTAGTGTAATTTCAAATTGTGATGATGCTATTATTTCAGGCTCTATATCAATAATACTAGAATTATATATACTAACATTTGATACACCTGATACTGTAAACTTAGTATCTTGCAATACATCTAATTCAAAGTTAAAAGTATCCCAAAGATTATTCCCTTCATAATGTTCACCTATTTTGAATGGATATGCAGTAAATTCAACACTTAACACACTTTTATATCTATCATCAGACTCATCAATATTAGTACACTCTGCTAAAAAATAAAAACCAGGAATAGCATCATCATATAATTCGCATTTTCCACAACCTAAAAGCCAATTTTCAATTTGTGTTTTTAAAATATTTAATTTAAGAGGTGAATCCTCTAATAATTCAAATGTATATTTTAGAGATCTTTCTTTAAATGTATTTGCTCCATATAGTTCAGAAAAATCATAAGCCCCATTCATAAAAGGGATACTTTCTTTTATTTTATTTTTTGTTGGTGGTGAAGTATCTAATTCTGAAACATATATGTTGAAGTCTTTTATACTATGTTTATTATTAAACTTAATTCCTCTCATTTAAATATTTACACCTCTTTCGTATAAAGACTGTCTAACTCCGCTTGTTCTATCCATATCCCCAGCTATACATTCTGCTACTTTTGCAGAATTCATCACAACTTGTAAATCTATTGTTTGCATAGCATTTATAAAAGATTGTGTCATTCTATCATAATCAATATTATTATTTACTCCAGCTATAGCTGTGTCTAAATGATCATAAAAACTATTAAGTGGTAATATAGCCTCCGGACCAGCCTCTCCTACTCCTTGAAGCCCTGCTCTAGTATTAAATATAGTTGGTTTAGTAAATATACCTCCTATGGCATTCCATGATACACTAAAAGAAGGTAAAGGAATAGTAATTCCACCTACTGATGTTGATTTAGTACTAACACTTACTTTTGGTAACTTGGGTTTAGGTATTGACCAACTAGGACTGAAATTACCTACATTTCTTGCCATTCTAGAAAGCATATTACCTACAGCTGTTTCCGCTGTACTAGTTTTTGGAGATTTTATTGTTGGGCTTAAATTACCAACTGAATTTATATTTTGTTTTTGTCTATTTACTGCATTTAATAAAGATGCTTCCGCTGTACTAGTGTTCGGATTTTGTACTGTAACTTTTTTATCTCCTACCGTTTGTATATCTTTTTTCATATTATTCGTAGAGTTATTTACTGATGTTTGAGCATTTTTAGAACTAGATGATGCACTTTCTTGCATTCTCCTAAAAGATTTTTCAGCTTGTATAGCCATGTCAATCTCTTCTTGTTGGACATGTTCTGAAGCCTTGCTAAAAGAATCAATCCATACTTCACCAGTATCTTGTACAAGCGTTCCTGTTTTAATAAATCCATTTTGTAAGTGATCTAATGCTCCACTAAAATCTCCAGTCAATAATGAGCATGCAGCTTCTACAAATTCTGCAAGTATATTCCCCACTAATCCAAGAGTCCTTGTAATACCTTCAAATATGTCTATTATTCCTTGCCCTACAGTTGTGATAACAGTCCAAAAGTTACTATTTAAAAGCCCTTGTAGTGACTCCGATAAACCTTGCACCTTTCCGCCAGCACCTTCAAAAGCTGGAGCAACTTCATTTAATAAAACATTTTTTAATTCTGTCATTTCTTGTGTTACTAGTTGCGCTTCTTCAGCTAACCCTGATTCTGTCTCTTTAAGATTATATGTTGCCTCTCTATTATTTCTTATCCCCTCTGTTGAAGCATCAAATTTGCTTTTACTTTCTCCGTATGCCTTATTCAAAGTATCTGTAATTAATTTTGCACTTTCTTGTGTGGTTTTACATTTTTCTAACTTTTTATTAAATTCATCCTCAGAAATACCAGCCCAGTTTAAAGCATCTGCTAAAGATCCTGTAACTTTTTTCACTTGACTAGTCTCATTTATAGACTCTGTTAAACTTTCTATAGGAATAGAGTCTCCGTAAGCTGTCCATACTGCTACTCCAGCATCTAATGTAGTGTTAAGTTCCTCTTGACTTAATCCTATCCCCTGTAGATTTGTTATTGCATTAACGGCAACTTGTTCATCGTTAAAGTAGCCATACATTTCTTTAACTTTTTCTTTAGTTTTATCTACATCGTATCCATACTGAGTAGTTGCCCCATTTAATTTAGCTAATTGTATTCTAAATTCTTCAGTAGCCTCTGGTAAACTAAGTAGGTATTGTGCAAACTCCGAAACCTTACTAATACACCAACTAAGGGCACTACTTGCAAGGCTACCAAGTGCAGTTCCTAAACCTACAGACCCAGCTGTAGATAAATCAAACCCCTTATTTAAACTTTTTAGTCCATCTCCTAAACCCGTTGATCCTTCATCTACTTCACCGATTTCATCATTCAAGCTGTCTAGTGAACGTTCCGTATCCTTTAATTCTTTTTGGAATTTAGTCAATTCGGCTTTAGTATTATTTATTGCCCTATAATATCTGTTATATTCTTCGGATCCTTCTCCAAGAGTCTCTTTTGCTGACTTTAAGCACTTCTCTTGATTTTCTAAACGGTCATTTAATTGTTTTATTACACTTTTTAAGGTATTTTGCTTGTCTGTTAAAGTCTCAAAACTATTCCCGTTAGCCTTTAAGTCTGCATTACAAGCCTTAAGGTCTGATTTTAAATTAGATAAACTTTTATTAATCTGAGTTATTCCCTTTGTAAACTGACTGACCTCGGCTGTAAAAAGAACTTTTGCCTCTTTTTGTCCCTTTGCCACGATATCACCAACTTTCTAAATAAAGAAAATAACCTCCAAAAATCATCGGAGGCTATCTATTTCTTTTTTCTATTTCTTTTTCTCTTAAGTAACTTAAATAATCATCGTAGGCACACTTATTATCTAATACAGTTAATAAAAAAGATATATCTGAATTCCAGAATATATCTTCACTAACTCCCATAATTAGAACGTAATAAGTATAGTAATCTTCAACCTGTTCAAATACTAATTTAGGCTGTCTACTCTTTTTCTTGTTGGATTTTTTTGTCACCTTTTTGAAGGCTTCGGAGAAACCTACTTTCCCCCTTTTATTAATTTCCCAGCTATTCTATCATTCATTTCAAGATTAAATGGTACTAGTTCCATGAATTCTTCTTCGGTTAATATCTCATCATTATCACCTTTTGCACATAAATAACCTGCATATAATACTCTAATTGTATCGAATATAACATCAAAGTCTTTATATTGTAATATTCTCATTAAGTCATCATAAAATTTAGGATCTTTATTTTTTAATCTTAATAACCTAGCGAAATTTAATGTTAATTTAACTTTTGTTCCATCATTTAGTTCTAATTCTTGATAAGTGCTTTTCATACTTCACCTCTAATAATTATTTATTTTAAGCATTTTTAACTAACTCTTGTGACCAGTTAGACATCCATTGAGAACTTAAATCTTCACTTAAAGATTCTGCTATTGCTTCATACTTGCAATTTCCTAAATCATCAGCAAATAAATTCATTTCTATTTCTATTTCTGCTACTTCTTCAGCCCCATTTTCTATTGTTGCCGATGGAGCACTTGACATTACACATCTAGGATATGCAACTAATTTTTTTACACCGTCTTCATCAAATATTTCTGCTACTAGTGAAAATTCTTTATGTTTACTATTCTTCCCATATGCCACTACACCTGTTTTAAGACCTTCTTGCTCCATTCCTAAAGCCTCAACGTATAAAGAATAATTCATATGTAGAGACATGTTTAAAGTACCACTACCAGCACCTCTTGCAACTGATTTAACTACGACACCCTCGCAGCTTTTAGTTACTACTTTTACTTCTAATTCATCATCAGCTGAACCTACACAACCTAATTTTGTATAAGCTTCACTATCTGTAAACTTTATGCTTGCATTTTTTATTTCAAATTCACTGAATACTGATTCATATTTTGCCATTTTAATGCACTCCATTTCTTTTAAATTTATTTTTGATACCACTTTTGTATTAAATTATCTAGTATAATGTTGACGGCATTTTCATGCTCATTTTCTACCCCACCAAACATAAAATAGTGAGGTACTTGCCCCTTACTAGTCCCCTCAGCTTCATCTGGGAAATAAAGATATTGTCTATTTTTCTGAGTACGTATTTTTAAACTAGTTTTACCTTCTAAATCTCCCATAAGAGGATTATTGTATTTTGCATGGCTTTTACCTTTTTGAGAAACAGGTATCAAAGATTCTATTCCATATTCTAAAATGTCATAAACTTCATTTTTTAAAGAATTAGATATAATATCCTCTGCTCCTGATCCATATTCTTTAATTGCGCCTACTAATTGATTTATATGTTCCTCTGATAAATAAAAACTTACTCTAGCCATTTAAAGCACAACCCTTTACTGATTTTGTAAATTGTAATGTTAGCATTTCAACTATAATAGAATCATTTTTAGTAACATAGTTATATTGAGCTTGACCTGTAAATTTTAGATTACATTGTTCTTTTATAGCATCAATAACCGATACTTCAAGCCCTTCTTCAATAAAATGTTCTTGTATTATGTGGACCTGATAAAAATAGTTATAATCATTTTTATTGGTCCCACTTTTACTGAAAAATTGCCTATTAAAAACTATATAATTCCATTTATCGTTAGGTTTACAAAATGATTTTCCATAATAGACGGGCATATTAAAAGTTTTAAGGCAATTATTAATCTTTTCTAATTTATTCATTTATATCACCATCCTCCTCAAGATATAAATATAAAGTTTTATTAACCTTATCTTCATCAAGATAGATAATGCTATAAATAGTATTGTTAATTAATATCTTGTCTGTACTAAATATACCTTTTACTAAGTGAGTTTTAACTTTTAAAGTTAATTCTCCATTACTAGAATTTGCTAATTCATAATCTTGTAATCTTTTAAATGTCTCAGAATATGCTAATTTATAAATTAATTCCATATTTTTAACATTATTAGTGTTTATTTTAGCTCCAAATGGATTTAACTCATTATTATTCCTGTAAATGTATAAAAAACCATCTAAAAAACTTGTAATATTTTTATTATTTTTCATTATTTTGCACCTCGTATAACATTCTTAATTGATATATTTCACCTTGATAGTTAATATCAAAGTCTTTAACACAATTGTTATATACATAAGTACAATAAATTAAAAATAAATTTTGTTCAGGTCCATCAATTTCATAATCTATTGTTGCACCCAGTTTATAATCCATAGTTGGTATTGCATTATTTATAATTCGTTGAAGTCTTACTTCGGTTTCCTCATCTTCCCAAGTTATAAATAATTCATTTTTTAAAAGTTTTATTAATCTTTCTATGTTAATCACATCCTTTCAATGCTCTAAGTTAAAAACATTGAATTAAAAAATAAAAAGGAGGGTTATGCCCTCCTTCTATTCTTTACTGTACTTGTTTAGTTTTTACAACTTTTTCAGTTAATCCGCTTATATCAAGTACTTGTGCCATGTTGTCGTCTTTTGGCATACCTGTTGCATATACTTTTACTTTAAATGTTCTCTTATCTTCTAAGAATTTATAGTCATCAGAGAATTCTATAACTCCATTTTTACTAGATGCTAATCCTAAGAAATATTCGTCTAATTTACAAACTATAGCTTTCCCCCCTGGAACTTCATTACAAACTATTATTTGAGTTGGGAAAGGTAATTCAGCAACATATCTTCCCTCCATATTTAATGTTTGTATAGCTGGTAATACTTTAGTTAAGTAATCAACATTGTTAACTATCATTTGAACTTTAGCAACATTTCTTACATGTCCATTTGCAGTTTTAGATATTTTAGCAACTACTTCGTTTATTACTTTTGGGCTTAATTCTTTAACTACTATAGCTTCTTTATCTTGATGTCTACCATCTAAAGCTCCTGTTAAGTTTTTCATTAAACCAACTGGACAGTCTTTACCATCTCCATTAACTATTGCAGCTTCTAATGCTGTAGCTATTGAATCAGCTAATGCTTTTCTTATGTAAGTATCTATAAAAGATTTCCCAAGTTCTAAAACACCCATAGGTATTTGAGCAAATGCAGATAATTTATGTTGTTTTATGTCTATAGTTCTAAATGCACCTGTTATCTCTTTAGTTATTTCTCCATCTATTTCTCCCCATACTGCAGATTGTTTTTCATGGTCATTTAATATCCATTTAGTAGCATATCCAGCATAAACTCCATTTACTGCATTTAATAATGGGTGAGTTTCTAGCATATCTTTAAATACATCTTCTATTATCGTTTCAGGCATCGCAGTATCTTCGTTACCTTCTAATTCTATAAATGCTTGTTGAGGATTTCTAGTTTTTGCAGATTGTACAAATCTATCATAGAATTTTTCTTCTGCAACTGTTAATCTTCTTTGTCCTCTTTCTTCTCTTATGCTTCTTTCTCTGTCCACTTCCATTATCTCCATTTCATTTATATTTTTATTTTCATTTAATTTCATATCTACTGTACCTTCTTTCTTTTCTATTTCTATGTTTTCTTCTACTACTTCTACTACTTCAACTACTACCTCTTCTACTTCTTCAGTAGTATCTTCTATTGTTTCAGTTTTTGGAGATTCTTCAACCTCTAAAACTTCTTCAACTTGAGTAGAATCTTCAACTACTACATCCTCTTTAACTTCATCAACTTCGATTACTTGAGTAGATTCTTGCATTTGTAACACCTCATTATTTTTAATTATTTTTAGAATAGTATCTTTTGCAGATTGATAAGAATAAGAATGAGGTTTACTTTCTACTATTTTAGTAGCAAATCCCATTTCTAAAGATTTGTAACAATCTAACCAAGTCTCTTCATCTAATAATTTCTTTAATTCTTTTTCACTTATATTTAAGTGTTCCATATAAGCATTAATAGAACTTTGTGTAATAACATCTAATGTATCAGCTTGTTTTCTTAAATCTTCAGCATTACCTTGCATTAAACTCCATGCATTATGAATCATTAATAATGAGCTTTTATCCATTATACGTTCTTCACCAGCCATAAAGATTACTGAGGCTATACTACAAGCAAATCCATCGCAGTAAGTAGTTACCTTCGCTTTATGTCTTTTTAATGCAGAATATATTGCAAGTCCTTCTTTACATTCTCCACCATATGACGATATGTAAACATTAAGTTCATCACTATCAACATTATTAAGTTCTTCTATTATCATAGATGCTGATATCTCACCTTCAAAGTAAGGTTGACTAGTTATATCTCCATAAAGATATAAGTCTGTAGAGTTTTCATTTTTTATAAATTGATAATATTTATTCCTCATCTTTTTCACCTCCTTTCAAATTTTCTTCAATTTTATGTGGATTAAGCATGTTATCCATAGTGCTATAGTTTTTGGTAATAAAATGTATATCCCCAAAATCTTCTTCAATCTTAGAATAACCTGTTATATCCCTTATTTCATTTATAGTAAATGCACCACTTGATATTAACTTATCTATACTAGTAGCCATATCAAGTATATTTACATAAATAATATCACTTGTATCAACTCTTACAAAATTACCTTGTTTAAATCCATCTAATCCATCATATAACTTATTCGATAATTCTTCTTCTAACATACAAGCTATAGGATTTATACAAAATGTTAAGAACTGATTTATATTTTGATTTATATTATTGTTGGTCCTTGAAAACAGCAGGTCAACAGGTATATTAAAGGCTTGTGCTACTGTTTTAAATAACCCTTCAACTAATGACTGGAAATCAGCACTATTAACTCCGTTAGTTTTACTTACATCAGTTAATGTTTGACCTTTATATAATGGTAATATAGCCTTTTGATTTCCTAAAAAGTCCTCAAGCTGACTATTTATAAGTTCTTTAAATCTTTCGTTAAATTGCCTATCTCCAACTTTAACATTATCCATCTCAAGTATATATTTTTCTTGATTAGATAATTTATAGTTTTCAATGCAATATTTTAATAATTGTCCATAACTTTTATATAAATTATCAATTTGCCTTTTGATGTTAACATTATTTAATCTTAATAATACAACATCATCTTGTTTAAACTTTTTACTTATGCCTAAATTCCCAATTCTTACACTATGATATACATTACCTTTGACAGGGTATTCATCATAAGAATATGAATCGGCTACATATAAAGATCCTTTTATATTCACTATAAGGGCTTCACCTTCTAATATCATTTTTTCTATTGCTTTATGAAATAATATTGAACTATTTTCATTAATGTTAGGTCTAACATTAAGTACATAATATTCCTCGCCCTGTACTTCATTATAATTTTCATAAGTTCTAATAGTACATTCAGATAATGAATTAGCTATTAAGTTAATACACATGCTAATTGCTAAATCTTTATAGTAGCATTCTATAGCTTCTTTACCTATAGTAGTACCTAATAAGTTTGTATTCTTACTACCAAGCATATCAGTTATAAAATCCTTAAAATTATTTGCCATTTTATCACCCCCTTAATTTACTTTTATTGGGGACCAGATATCATATTCATCCCAGTCCTCTAATCTATCCATACTTGCTATAATTGCATGTACAGCACTAATCCATAAATCATTTTTTCTTCTAAACGGATCTATTTTACCATATACAAAGTTTCCATTTTGTTTAGGCTCTAGACAAGTATTGTTCATACTCCATCTCATTAAAGGATTATCCCCTACAACTATCTTACCTTGATTAAATAAGCTATCTATATAAGGTACTATTTTCATGATATCTGAGGGTCTTACTAGAGTTGTTTCATCCTTGTCATAATAATCTATATTTATATTTTCTAATCCTTTTTTAATTAATGATAATCTATAGTTATCTATTGCTATATGTTCAAATGAATATTTTTCTAATTGTTTTTGTATCCATTGCATAACTAAATTTACATCATTTTCAACATCATCTACGAAAGTTAAATGCCCCATAGCTTCCCATTCCCGCAATGGCGCTTTAATCTTTTGTAAATCCTTTGAATTAGTACACATCCAGGCGTGACTAATTATATAATATTTGCAATTTTTTCTAATACATATAGATGCTCCTACCATATCAGCAAAAGTTGCATAATCTATACCTACTGTACAACTAAACCCTTCAAGTTCTTTATATGGTATAGGCTGATTTGTTGCCTTAATATTCTCCCATGTAGTAATAGGAGCCTCTTCAGCACTCTTAGGTATATTCATCCTTTTAGTTATAAATGATATATTAGTCGCAGGTGATAACTTATAATCTATATATTCATTTTGAATTTGCTTTAATAAACTAGCACGGTATATTAAACTAGGGTTTGCTTTATAGAAGTTGGTCTCATCATGAACCTCTTCTTCTTTATCTAATTTACATATAAACGGTAAAAATCCACTATCTTCTAAATCCCCATTTAATATATTTTTAGCTTTTTCCTTCATCTCATCTAGTACAGCATCTCTAATATTACCGTCTGTAGTAATAAAAAACTGTCTAGGATGATCTATCTTACCTAATCCTGTTCTTTGTACATCTATAAGTTTCCAATTCTCATATTGATGCACCTCATCAAAGATTATTGCTCCAGGTCTAAGTCCATCTTGAGATTTAGCGTTACTAGTTTTATACTTTAATACCGAATTTGTCTTTAAATTCCTTATTTCTTCTTTATTGTATTTAAAGTTCTTTTTCATTTTTTCTTTTACTTTAGGTTCAGTTAATACATTATATACATCGAAAAAACTTGTTTGAGCCTGCTGTTCAGAGTTCGCTACTATATCAATATTATAATTCTTGATACCATTTACTGGACTTAGTAAGCAAAATGCAAAATAACTAATTAAGGCATTTTTACCTGATCCACGACCAACTAGACAAAATAAAGTATTAAATCTAGGTAGTCCATCGGACTTATAAAAAGTACATAGCATTAAAACTAATAAAAAAACCTCCCATTCAAAGAGGTTAAAACTAAAATATTTCTGGTATGATAAATATTTTTCTACTCGTTCTTCATCTATATAAACTTCTTCCGTAGTTAATATTTTTCTAATCATTTGAGCCATTTGTTTTTGCTCTTTACATACTTTGTGTAGTTTTTCTTTCTCTACCAGCTGTAAATATTCTTCTATATACTTCATAGCTCATCATCTTCTTCTATTAACTCAACTTCTTTTGGTTGTATCTTTAATTGACTAAGTATTTTTAACATTTGTGCATTAACCTTTACTAATTCCGTAGTTGAGTCATTCCTTTTATAGCCATACTGAGTTGCCCCATTTCTGTACTCACATACAACGCCTCTAAGGTCAATATCTTCTATTAAGCAATTCTTAATAACATATAAGCACATATAATCTTCTACTAATCCTTTAAAGTGAGCATTCAGATTATTAGTATCTTTTAATTGCTGCAGTAATGACTGTCTAATTTCTTTATATTCTCTAGTTTTTTTATAGTCCTTAGGCACTTCCACACCTCCTTTAATACACCACACCCCCTGTAAATACTACAGTCGCATGTGTATTTTAAAAAAATCTCTTTAGTTGAG